TGAAACCTACAGCTTAGAAGGCTGTTGCTCTATCCAATTGAGCTAAGAGCGCGTAAACTCTATTTAAACAAATTGTTTTTCAAAGTTTGCAACTAACTTAGCTTGCAATCGTCGGGCTTCCTTTTCCCAAGGTTGTTCCCAGTATTCTGTTCGCGAATGGTCCTTTGTTTTCCAACGAGTTAATGCTGGGTCCAATTCCTCTTTCGCAAATTGTTTTACATGAATCATTTCATGTGCCAGTGTGGATACCCAATTTCCATATAATGCGATATCCAAAATAAAAGTTCTCCGGTCCAGAGCTTCGCAAAGACCTTCACTACATTGGGAGTTGTCAACATATAAATTGTGGTGAAAGCGTACTTCAATTGCTGTCCGCAACCTTCTTATGCCTAGTTGTTTGGCAAAATTATTTATTGCCATCAACGCATAGTTTTGCAGACCCATATCAACCTTACCACCTCGTGGACCAGAGAACGAAACTACCATATTAATAAACTCCCGATATTAATATCATTATAAAAAATATAAAGAACAATATTACAGTCCATACATTGTTCCAAATAAACTCGGCAAGGCCGAGTAAAATTTTAATTAACCCTAGGAATAGTGCTAAAACAAACACAAATCCTAGGAATAATCCAATTAATTCCAATCGGAGTCTCCATAACTACCAAAACTAAAATTGGAACCAAGTTCACTCACATCGAAATCATCAACTGAGTCAGAATACAAAGAAAAATCTTCTGGTCTTTGTTTTGCCAGTTTCTTTGTGGCCTTGTTATTTTTTAGTTCTTCCATAGCCTTAAGAACATCTTTATCTATTGCCATTACGCAACCTCCTTTTGTGATAATTGATAAACGAAAGCTTCTTTCAATGTGACCGCATCGATAGGACTGTGTCCGCCAATGTGCCATTCATAATCAAGGTCAGCAGTGGCTCGTTTGCCACCATCGTAATCTTTCCAATTATAAATGGTGACGTTGATACCATCTTCGTCGTCATTTTCAAAAATCTTTAAACACCACTCAATGTCGACCTTGTTGTCGGCTGATGTTTCATCGTAGGTTGGTTTACCAAAGGCAAGAACCAAATCGTCGTAAGACGCATTAATGTATCCCTGGAGGGACGTACCAGAAGAACCTGGATTTTGTTCAATTGTGAATGTTGACATTTTCACTCCCATAATTTAATTTACTCTACCATTATACCAAATTTCTAGTAAAAGTCAACACTTTTCGCAAACTTTTATATAATATTTTGATATAACGATATAACCAAAAGTTAGGTTAATCCTTAAAGTAGATTGACCTAGTTAAACTTCCAAACATCCAACAGAAGTAAATTACAAAGGGTGTTGCAATTGCAAGCCTAATGTTATCTTCTGTCATATTAATCATTTCCAAAAGGGAAATAATTGCAAACATGGTTCCGACTACAATAGCAACTGCCGCGATACCAAAACCAAGATCTTTTGCGATTTCTTTAATATTAAAATTCATAATAATTACACTCCACTGGTCATATGTACATAACCATCTTCGCAGTCGACCAGTTTATCACCGCAAATACAGTATTCCTCTTCTTCTCTAGTTGGAGCACCTACCATGGCCCTGATATCGGCCTCGGTATATCTTTGTTCTCCATCTCTTACTGAACATTCAGCAAGCAATTTAAAAGTCTTAGGGTCCATCATAATAACAACTCCTATTGTGGACCGTCAGGTAAGGCGTCAAACCTATCCTCAACGATTCTAATTAATATTTCATCTCTATCATCATCTGGATGTAAACCAGTATCCAACACGATGTCTCTTATTTCAGGCTCTAAAAGGCCTTGTTCGTCCTCTGAAATAACGTCCATGTGGATATTATCCAGAATCATATCATTATGTAAACAACTCATTTTTTCCTCCTTTTCCAATTGTTTATATTACTATTATAATACTTTAACAAGCAAAAGTCAACACTTTTTGCAAATCTTTTTCTTATTAATAGATAAATCATAGTTAAATACTAACAGGAAACTGGCCCATTGTCAACACGTTTCCGAAAAAATTATTTTTTATATAGGGGTTGACTTTTGACAAGTAATATGATAGAATGGCAATTCAAATGGAGAGTACATAAGTGACACAACAGACAGAACAATTTAGAATATTGACAGCTCGTCAGCATGTCCGAGAGCGTATCGGTATGTATATGGGTTCTAGTTCTCGTGAACAAATAGAAAGATTTGTTTGTGGTGAATGGAAGAAAGCTGTATATGTTCCTGCCTTATCTAAAATGGTTGATGAAATATTAGATAATGCAATTGACGAAGCAATTAGAACTAATTTTAAATACTCAAATAAGATTAATGTATCCATTGACGGAGATAAAATTACCGTCACTGATAATGGTCGCGGAATTCCACAAGATAAAATTTATGACGAAACCTCTAAAGAAGAGATTTTGAGACCTGTGGCCGCATGGACTAAGGTTAATGCTGGTACTTCCTTCGACGACGAGAGAGTCACAATCGGTACCAACGGTGTCGGTTCGGCCGCGACAAACTTCCTTTCATCAAAGTTTATTGGTCGTACATGGGCTGACAGCAAATACCTGGAGGTACATTGTAAAGATGGTGCTGATGAGTTAAAAATTAAAACAGGGGCCAAAGCTGGTTCAGGTACTGAAGTTTCTTTTATACCAGACTTTGACTTATTTGAAGTCGACACACTACAAGAATTAGACACAGTATCATTAATTGAAGATAGACTGATGTCATTACAAATGGCGTTCCCTGAAATTAATTTCTATTTTAATAAGAGAAGAATTAAGGTCACAGATTTAAAGAAATACGCTGCATTATTTGATGAAACTACAATTATAGAAAAATCAGATAATCTGGCAATGTTCTTTGCTCCATCTGAAGATGGATTCCGCTCTAATAGTTTTATAAATGGCGTGAATACCAGACAGGGTGGTAATTATGTAGATTATATTGTGAATAGTATTGTTGATGAACTTGTCACAATGATTAAGCGTAAACATAAAATCGAGGTGATGAAAACTACTATTAAAGGTGGTTTGACCTTTGTAATGTTTGCTCGTAATTTTATTAATCCAAAATTTGACAGTCAAACAAAAGAACGCTTAACAAATCCACAAAGTAATATTAAGGAACACGTTGAACAGGCTGACATTAAAGATTTCCAAGCCATCGCAAGGAAGATTTTAAATACACCTGTTATTATTGACCCAATTATCGAAGCACAACTTGCCAAGAAAATGGCAGCTGATAAAAGAGCTGCGACATTGGCTCAGAAAAAATTAAGAAAGGTTAAGGTTGCAAAACACATTGCGGCAAATAAAGATGATGCGACACTTAAAATTGTGGAAGGAGACTCGGCAATGGGTTTCCTATTAAAGGTTCGCGACCCAGATAAAGTAGGTGCGTTTCCATTGCGAGGCGTAATTATGAATACGTGGGATATGAAACCCGCTGATGTATTAAAGAATAAAGAATTGAGTGAATTGGTTGCTGTATTAGGTTTGGATATTAATAATCCAAACAGTGTTGATGATATGTCATATAAGTATATCGCAACACTAACTGATGCTGACCATGATGGTATTGGACATATCAGTCCATTATTAATTGCATTCTTTTATAAATTCTGGCCACGACTCTTAACTGAACAAAGAGTAATGATTACCAGAACTCCAATTATGATTTCAACGAAAGGTGAAGATATAAAATGGTTCTATACTTATGAGGAAGCTTCTTCATTTAAATCAAAAGAAAAGAATTGGAAACATAGATACATAAAAGGTCTTGGGTCATTGACAGAGGACGAATATAGTATTATAATTAATAAACCAACCTACGATGTCGTCACAATGGACGACGCTGATGTACTTCAAATGATGTTTGGTAAGGATTCATCATTGCGTAAGGAGTTTATGTTTGGATAATTTGTGCTTTGAATGTGGTCATTGTTGTAATGGTACATTATTTGATAAAGTAATAATTGATGGTGGCGATGATTTAATTTTGCCATGTATAAATCTTACTAGTGATAATAAATGTTCCATATATGAAAACAGACCAGAAAGATGTCAAAGATTTTTTTGTCCTATGTTAATAAATTATGAGAAAGGAATGATAACAAAAGATAATGCATTGAGATTAATTGATGATTTAAGTGCTGGTAAAGTTTCGAAGGAAAACTTTTTCCGAGGTATAAATTTAGAGGAATATTATGAGTGATTTAACTGCTTTTACAAGTGAAAATACTTTAGGTACTGAATATCCTATTTCAAGTGTAGCACGTAATGAATGGAAATCATTTGCAATGTACACCGTTGAATCTCGTGCGATTCCAAATATGGTTGATGGATTAAAACCTGTTCAAAGGTTCTATTTGTATTCATCAATACTCAATAGTAAAAAAGATTTTAAAAAGGTATCAGCTGTGTCTGGTATCATTTCCGATTATGGTTATAATCACGGCGAGGCTTCGGCAGCGGGTGCTGGTCAATTAATGGCGGCAACATGGAATAACAACATATGTTTAATTGAAGGCCGAGGTTCATTTGGTACTCGACTGGTACAAGAGGCTGGTGCGGCAAGGTATGTTTATACTCGCCTTTCAGATAACTTCAACACGTACATTAAGGATTTGGATTTATCTCCAGTTCATGATGACCCGGAACACGAACCACCTGCATTTTACTTACCAGTCATTCCTTTAGTTTTAATTAATGGAACAAAAGGTATTGCAACTGGTTTCGCTACAAATATTCTACCTCATTGCCCTGAAAGTGTTAGTGCTGCGTGTTTGGAATATTTGGAAACAGGTGATATTGCAAATCCTATTGATATTAAATTCCCAGAGTTCAGTGGAACTGTGGAACAAAACAAAGAAGACCCAACAAAATATATTGCGTATGGTACTTTCACTCAGCGAACAAAAACGCTACTCTCCATTACGGAAGTGCCATACGGATTTGACAGGGAATCATATGTGAAGGTCCTTGATGGTTTGGAAGATGATGGCGACATTGTTTCCTATGAGGACCTATGTGATAAAACTGGTTTCAGGTTTGAAGTAAAACTGAAACAAAACACTTCGGCAAAATGGTCTCGATCTAAAATTATTAGTAAATTTAAGTTGAGTAAACCTTTTGCCCAAAATTTAACCGTGATTGATTACGATGGTAAGCTACGTGAATATGATGACGCACGACAACTGATTAAGGATTTTTGCGATTATCGTTTAGGTATTTTACAGAAAAGAATCGATGCACGTAAAACAGAGTTCACGGAAGAGGTTCGTTGGTTAACCGTGAAAATGGAATTTATCCAAGCTGTGGTTGATGGCCGAGTTGTATTTAAGGATAATACCAAAACACAAGTTCAGAAACAAATAATGAACGAGACATCGGCCGAAGGAGGTGACTGTGCCAGATTGCTCTCATTAGGTATCATGACTTTAACAAAAGACGAAATTGTCAAATTAAAGAAACAGATTGCTGAAACGAAACGAACCTTGAACTTTTGGAAAAAGACAAAACCCCAAGACCAATTCACAACTGACTTAGAGGAAATTTAAATGTTTAAACATGTAAAGGGTTTAATAATGAATACGTTCGATAACGGATTTCGTATTGTAAAAGAATCGGACGAAGATAATAAACACTGGATATTAGATGAAACCGATATTCAGATTGGAGATATCTATGAGGTAGGTCCTAATGGATATTTTGAGTTAGTGCAAAGACGTAATGAGATATTTAAATAAAAACTTAAGTGTAGAAGGATTACCACTCAATGACATCAATACTCTCTATCATGAGTTCTTTCATAGAAAGGATTATGAATGGTATCGTGATGTTCAGCCTCTTGATGTTGTCGTCGATATTGGTTCTTGTGTGGGTTTCTTTACATGCCATGCTCTTGATTGTGGGGCTCATAGGATATACGCTATCGAGCCTTCACGAGCTCATCTTCAAACGCTCTTAAAAAATACATCAGCATACTTTATAGACAATGGGGAATTACCTGTTGTGCCGATACACGCCGCTATAGGAAGCGACAGAGAACATTATCAGAATGTTTTCAATAATAATACAGACACTTCATTTAGAGTAATGAATTTTGCTGAGTGTATGACAGAGTATGACATTTCTTGGATTGATTATCTTAAAATAGATTGCGAAGGTGGAGAGTATGACATTTTCAAGGAATCAAATATGTCATACTTGAAAAATGCTGTTGGTCATATCGCGGTAGAATTCCATGTCACAAATCCTTGGCAAGTCAAACAATGGATTCGCGTAAGAGATACATTGCTTCAACGATTCGATACAGACCAAATTAGATTTTTAGAACACGAAGATCGAGAGAATGCCTATAATGATTTCTTTTTATATAATGGAAATAAAACGGATTGGTGTTCTTTTATGCTCTATATTAGTAATTAGTAATATAAATCATAAATTCTCTTGGTACAAGTTGATTCCAATTTTGAGCCATTACTTTATCTCTTAAAGTTTCATCTTGGAATCTTAACCTATTTGTATCTAAAAATGGTTTAATAATCTTTGACCTAAAATTCCAAAACTTATCAGCAGCGCCATATTGAGCATCAACGTGAACATTAATTGCTGCGTGTCGTACATGAGATGAAATATAATCTAAGTGTTCAGGTAGGAAGTTTAATTCAGCACCCTCAGCATCAATCTTTAAAAAATCAATATGGTTTAAATCATATTTACCTACGAATTCTCTAAACGATGAAAGCTTACAGTCCTCATCTTCTTCTACAATTGTACTTGATTTATAAACATTACTTAAATCAATATCTGTTTTACCTATTGCGGCATTAATTGGTATGACCTTAGGAGTTTCAGTATCCATCATATATTCGCTGACATTTTTAATCGCTGTTTTTAAAAGTCTTTTATTAGGTTCAATCATATAAACTTTTTTCGCGCCAGCATCTAAAGCTTTTGCTGAGAACATTCCTGTTCCAGCTCCAATATCAACTACGACATCGTCTGGTAATACTTCATACCACCAGTCATATTTTTTATCGACGAAAAATGTGTGATGTAGTCGTGCGACTTCGTGGAGGGCAAGTCCGCCCATATCCATGTCATAGGAAAATGATTTGATTCTCATGATGTACCTCAGCGTTATAAATAATGTAAACCAATAAATTTATTTATCAGGATTTGGTATGCCCGAAATTATTAACAATTATTTATCACCGGCTTCGTTTACTGTTTCAATAGACAGAATGCCGAATGTTGAGTTTTTTACTCAATCGGTTTCAATTCCCGGCGTATCATCATCTCCTGTCGAGATGAATACTCCATTGAGAACATTTTACGCTCAACAAGATAAATTGACATATGATGATTTAACTCTTCAGTTTATTGTTGACGAAGAAATGAATAATTACACAGAAGTACTACGATGGCTAGAAGGGTTAGGATTTCCGGAAAATACTGACCAACACAAAAATTATACTGCTGATAATACATTGGAATCTGACATATCAGTTGTAATTACAAATAGCCATAAAAATCCTAATATGAAATTTACTTTTAAAAATGCTTTCCCAGTATCTTTAGGAAGCATTGATTTAAATGTAAGTACACAAGACATTTCCTATGCGACATGTGATGTGACTTTTAGATATGGTTCTTTCCAAATAGAAAACATCTAAACGGTTGACATTTCAAACTTTTCGTGATATAATGGTACTAAAATAGTACATGGATTTATAATATGAACACAGATGATATTTCAAAATTATGGGCAGCAGACTCTCCCATTGATGAAACTAATTTAGTCGGCGAGAGCAAAAGAATCCCAAACCTACACAGTAAATATTACAACCTCTATTACCGAGAAGTCTTACGCGTTAAGAAATTAAAGGCTGAATATAAAGAGCTTGAGAGATTAAAGCGCGAATATTATGATGGTAGTATGGACGAGATTACTTTAAAAGAGCAAGGTTGGAAACCTTTTCAGCTCAAAGTATTGCGTAATGATTTGGATAAGTATATTCAATCGGATAAGGACATTATTAAATTAAGTTTGACGATTGATTTCCATACAGCTAATGCTAATTACCTAGAAGATATAATTAAAACTATACACAGTAGAAATTTTGTAATTAAAAATATGATTGACATATTAAAGTTCCAGGCTGGAGACTATTAATGTTTAAATGGTTTGATAAATTTATAGAAAAAGGATTTCAGAAACAAGCAAATAAAATGTTTGAGCGTGACATCGCCAATAATAAAATTGACCAAACCATAATGCATAATCTTCCTGTAATGGACGAGGAAGCAGACCCAGAAGATTTAACATTAGAAAATGCGTATCGTACTAGATGGATTTGGTATCATACAATTTTAGCAGTATTAATCTTTTTTACAAATTTATTATTATTTGGCATTTTTATTTTACTAGCAATTAAATTATGAGTGATATTATTACAGTCGAACCTTTAAATGAGGTTCATATGAAAATTATTGCTGAAGCCAGTGTTAAGACTGAGTTGGCTGAGCATTTCAGTTTTCGTCCTGAAGGATATCAATTTAATCCAAGATTTAAAGCTCGTGTATGGGACGGT